TCATAACCACTCATATTAATCATAGCGGTTTGTGCACCAGAACCAGCAGTATTTGTTGCTATAATGTTTAGAGTTGTACCTGTGTTACCACTATCACCAATGGTTAATCCATCGAATGTAGGTGAATCAGTTGAACGAACGTTTTGGTTCATATTGTAAACCTCAGTAAGTCCTTGTCCAGTATTTATGCGTTGTGTATATAAATCACCAAACACTTCAAAGTTTGAATCTGAATACCATCTATCTGATGATTCTTTCCAATAAAATGATTTTGTTGATGATGAACCTCTTAATACTTCAATACCTGCATTCTCCGATGGAGTACCAGTTGTAAAGTTTGAATTAAGAGTTATAATATTATCTGCCAATTGAATTATTTCAGTATTGACAGTTGTTTGTGTACCAGTAACATTTAAGTTACCAGTTAAGTTTAATGTTGTTCCATCGAAAGTAAGATTACTCTCAACGTTTGCCCCAGTACCATCATAGGTAAGTAAACCATTGTTAGTAGTACCAGTTAATGCTAATGCTCCGGATGTACCTCCACTACCAGCAGTTCCATTTGTTCCTGATGTACCTCCACTACCAGCAGTTCCATTTGTACCACCACTACCAGCAGTTCCGTTCGTTCCAGATGTTCCAGAAGTACCGCTTGTTCCAGAAGTACCGGTTGTTCCAGATGTTCCAGATGTTCCACTTGTCCCAGATGTACCAGATGTACCCCCACTACCAGCAGTTCCATTTGTACCACCAGTTCCAGCAGTTCCTGCAGTTCCGTTCGTTCCTGAAGTTCCTCCAGTTCCAGCAGTTCCATTTGTACCACCACTACCAGATGTACCTCCACTACCAGCAGTTCCATTTGTACCACCAGTTCCTGCAGTTCCGTTCGTTCCTGAAGTTCCTCCAGTTCCAGCAGTTCCATTTGTACCACCACTACCAGCAGTTCCGTTAGTTCCAGATGTTCCAGATGTTCCACTTGTCCCAGATGTTCCTGATGTACCATCAACACCGCTTGTTCCAGAAGTACCAGAAGTTCCAGAAGTTCCAGAAGTACCTGCCGTTCCACCAGAACCAGCCGTTGCGTTAGTTCCAGATGTTCCAGAAGTACCGCTTGTTCCAGAAGTACCGGTTGTTCCAGATGTTCCAGATGTTCCAGATGTTCCACTTGTCCCAGATGTACCAGTAGCTCCACCAGTTCCAGTAGCTCCATCCAATCCGGATGTACCAGATGTACCAGATGTACCTGAAGTTCCCGATGTACCAGAAGTACCAGAAGTACCTCCACTACCACCAGTTCCAGCAGTTCCGTTTGTTCCACTTGTCCCAGATGTTCCACTTGTCCCAGATGTTCCACCAGTACCATCTTCACCAGAAGTACCAGAAGTACCAGAAGTACCAGAAGTACCAGAAGTACCAGAAGTACCACCACTACCACCAGTTCCAGCAGTTCCACCACTACCACTTGTACCAGACGAACCAAATCCAGATGAACCAGATGTTCCTCCACTACCAGCAGTTCCCTTTGTACCAGAAGAACCAGAAGTACCAGAAGTACCGCTTGTTCCAGAAGTACCAGAAGTACCCTCACTACCATCAGTACCATCTTCACCAGAAGAACCAGATGTACCACTTGTACCACTACTTCCAGAAGTACCAGATGTACCACCAGAACCAGACGTTCCAGATGTACCAGAAGTTCCTGATGTGCCTCCAGAACCAGATGTACCACCAGAACCAGATGTTCCAGATGTACCAGAAGTACCAGAAGTACCAGAAGTACCACCGCTTCCATCAGTACCATCTTCACCAGATGTTCCAGAAGAACCAGATGTACCAGATGTACCAGAAGAACCAGAAGTACCAGATGTTCCAGATGTTCCAGATGTTCCAGAAGAACCAGCCGTTCCAGCTGCCTCTAACCATTCGGTACCTGTATATCGATATATGTTAGTATCAGTATCGTTGTAATATATTTCACCAACTCTACCAGATGCAGGGTCTGATGAATATTTTGGTATTTGTATTGTATCTTTTATTCTAACCGAACCAGTAAACTCTTGAACAGCTGAAGAATCATCTCCAAATTTGTTTGAACCAGTTGCGTAAATTATTGATGATGAAATGTAAGTTGCCTTTAACTCAGTTGTTGTAATTATTCCCTCAACATTTAAGTTTTGGATTGTTGCAGTTCCTTCTACATCTAAGTCTCCAGCTATATTAGCAGAACCAGACACACCCAAATACTTTTGAGTTACAATTCCTACATTGGTAACTAAACCTTCATTAGGAGAGATTATAGCTGTTGCGGAACCAGATTGTAATCTATTAATATCACCAACCGAATCAGCTGATATATTAAACAACCTACTACCATCACCTTCTACAAAAGATGCTGAAAGTGTGTTTGTTACTAATACTGAACCAGTTATATCAGTATCAACATTTATTGAAAGTTTATCATCAGTTATAGTTGCGTTAGAATCACCTTCAGCAATTCTATTGATATCACCAACCAATGCTGATGTAGGTATATTGGTTATAGAATTTCCGTCACCTTCAAAAGACCCACTAAATGAGCCACTAAATTCAGTACCACTAATAATTGTACCATCTATCGTACCTACAACGATACCATCTGCAGTAAGTGTGGATGTAACCACCTCACTTCCACTAAATACCGAACCAGTATATGAAACGGCAGAAATACCTTTCTCAACTGATAATTCGGTGTTAATAATAACCGAATCAGTTGAAATATTTAGTTGCTCAACTCCATTTACATCTAATGATAGTAAACTTTGACTGATTTGATTTAAACCATTTGGGTTTTTACCTGTGTATTTCATTCACTTTTTTATTTTATGTAATTTCCAATACCGATACTACAACATCTACCGATGAATTTACCGAAGATGTTACAGTTATTGAATCATTTGCTTCTAATACTACTTTTTGGTCACCGCCTACTAAAATAGTTGATGAACCTTGTGGGAGTGTTGCCCCCTTTACTAAATATTTTGTTACCCCAGCCGAATTATCAGTTATTTCAACATCAATTTCTATATTTTGTGCTACGATATTAGCTACATTCACACCAATCACAGTTGCAGATGTTGCCGCTGGACAGGAATAAACTGATAACCCACTGGTTCCAGCGGGTCCTTTTATACTATTTTTAAATGTATTTGCCATATTTTATGTTTTATCCTAATGCTATTGCGAATGCTATTGCTGAATCTAATACACTTACCCCATCCACATTATATGAACCACCCTGTAAATCAATTGAACCAGAAACATTTATTGAACCACTTGATACTAATACAAATTCAGTTGTATTATCTTTCTCATACCCAATTTGAAGGGAATCCTTTACACTTAGGTTAGTAAACTCCGCTGTATCTACTGATATATCACCTTTAAAACTTCCAGTAAAGGAACCAGTAAAGGAACCACTCAAATCAGCGTATGCCGATGGTGCTTGGTTGATTGAACCCGAAAAACTTGGTGAATCTATTCTCATATCACTTTAAATCTATTCTATTTAGATATAAATATAAAGTATTTATCTTTTACCTTCTAAGGTCGAGCTGGCCAGCTCAAAGAAAATGGATTTGATTGAGATGTTATATCTCTTAGGGATTGTCTGTAAGTTTGCCACTCAGTTAGAGTAGAACCTGTTATTGGTGAATCTTGGAATTGAGTCCAATCCGATTGTGTAAGTAAAGTATCTCTAAGTTCTCTAATTTCTAACCACTTTTCTTCAACTTTTGTTGAAATTTCTTCATCTGAAGCGTTTGTTTCGTTCCAAACTTGGATATATACCGAACCAGATAGTATCGGAGTATCCTCTTCGTAGTTTTTTGTATAATCACTACCACAATTAATTGAAGTGACTGGATATACGTTAAAATCTTCCAAAGAATCATTAGTAAGTGATGTAGGAAAGCTTATATTACTATTTTCAGCTTTTAAATCACTAATTGTATATGGATATATTATATTTTCGTTGTCTATCTTTAAATACATAATTATTTCCAATTTATAGGTATTGAACTAAAATTTGTTGCCCCAGTACAATTGTTAAATGCGTTTACACCTAAAGGTTCGGGGTTTCTACTCCATAATGCTTCAACAGTTCCCCAATTTGAGGAACCATTATTAGTCGATGACATATTAAATACATTTAAAAAGATACTAACATTTTGATTATACTGAAATGTTGGTATGTTTGTTAATGCTCTATTGTTTCTGAATGTTGATGAAAAGTTAATTACAATTGTATTATATCTAAACAACTCATTTGGTACAGTCACTAAAGATGTACATGCATTGAATGTAGATGCGAATGAAGATACACCCGTATTATTATCAAATAAATTGTTAGGAACTGATGTTATCTTTGTAAATGAAAAAGTATCCACAAATTCGTATGCAGATGTTGAAAAAGCAAATAAACCAGATGGTATCGATGTTATACTTGTACCTCTAAATGTATTGTTCCATTGAGTTACCCTACTTAATCCATTCGTTGCAGATGGTATTGATGTTATGTTTACACATCCGTAGAAATTTAAACTACGAAGTCCAACATTACCCCAGTCTAATATTGCACTATACAATAATTTATAGGTATCGTTATCTACTCTAAATCCAGGTAATGAACCGATGATTGAAACTGTATAAGTTCCACCAGATGTATATGTATGAAAACGATTTGCATCATTTACATTTGTTACAGTACTTTCAGAACTATCACCCCAATCTACTATAATGTTAGGTTGAGTACCAGCTACTGAGAATAATGGTAACCCATAGGTTTGACCAGAGGATAATGTTAATTGAAATTTAAATGGTTCCACTTCTCCTCCTCCTGATGATGCGATTAATCTCCTTGCTATACTCATAATTCATAACTATTACCTTTTTAACTTAAATTTACTGCCGTTAGGAATCCGTAATAACTTACCCCTCCATCATAAGTATAGAATACCAAGATATCCGTTCCACTAGCAGTTAATGCTGGTGCTATTCCACCTGCCCATAATGTACCAGTTGGCCACGTTATCGCCTGTGAACCACCATTGTTTAATACCAATGTAAATCCAAATGCTTTCGGAGCCGTTGGTGAGTTTGCGAATGCTATTGTAGAAGTTGCGTTTACAGTATATTCAAAATTATTTGCTGATGTTAAATCAATTGATGTACTACCACCTGTTCCCAATGTTGAATAAAGTTCAACAAAGTTTTTCGTATGTATTGATGTAGAACCACTAACTTCACCACTTGCTATTAAATCACCACCAGCGATTAAATCCACAGTTGTGTTAACACTACCAGTTACACTTAGTAAAGTTCCATTATATACTAAATCAGTATTAACGTAATTAGATTCTAAATCATTATCCCAACGAACTACACCATCATTAGCTGTACCAAATTGGGTTATACTCTCACCAGAAGTTCCAGAAGAACCAGCTCCAGAAGTACCACTACTTCCACTTTCTCCAGAAGTACCAGACGAACCACTACTACCAGCTGAACCGAAGTTTGTACCATCCAATCCGGATATTCCAGATGTTCCATTTGAACCAAGTACTCCATCTACACCAGACGTTCCAGATGAACCAGCTCCAGATGTTCCAGCAGTACCAGATGTTCCGAAGTTTGTACCATCCAATCCAGATGTTCCAGAGATACCAGATGTACCAAATGAACCTGATAATCCAGAAGTTCCAGATGAACCAGCTCCAGAAGTTCCAGATGAACCAGATGAACCAAATAAAGTACCATCTTGCCCAGATGTTCCAGAGATACCAGATGTACCCGATGAACCTAATCCAGACGTTCCAGAAGAACCACTTTCACCAGAAGTACCAGAAGAACCACTACTCCCAAATAAAGTACCATCTTGCCCAGATGTTCCACTAACACCAGAAGTACCACTACTTCCTAACCCAGATGTTCCAGAAGAACCGCTTTCACCAGAAGTACCAGAAGAACCACTACTTCCAAATAAAGTTCCATCTTGCCCAGAAGAACCAGATGTACCATTAGTTCCTAATCCCGATGTTCCAGAAGAACCAGTTATTCCACTCGTACCAGAAGAACCAGAAGAACCGAATAAAGTTCCATCTTGTCCAGAAGAACCAGATGTACCATTAGTTCCTAATCCTGATGTTCCAGATGAACCAGTTATTCCACTCGTTCCAGATGTACCACTACTTCCAAATAAAGTTCCATCTTGCCCAGATGTTCCAGAGATACCCGAAGTACCACTACTACCCAATCCAGATGTTCCAGATGAACCACTCTCACCGCTCGTTCCAGCCGTTCCAGATGAACCAAATAAAGTACCATCTTGTCCAGATGAACCAGAAGTTCCAGATGTACCATCTGAACCTAAACCAGAAGTACCAGACGAACCACTCTCCCCACTTGTCCCAGACGAACCAGATGAACCAAAGAAAGTACCATCCTGTCCAGATGAACCAGAGATACCAGATGTACCATTACTCCCTAATCCAGATGTACCACTACTTCCGCTTGAACCAGAAGTTCCAGATGAACCAGATGAACCAAATAAAGTACCATCTTGTCCAGATGTTCCACTAATACCAGATGTTCCATTACTTCCTAATCCAGATGTCCCAGATGAACCACTCTCCCCACTTGTCCCAGATGAACCAGATGAGCCAAAGAAAGTACCATCCTGCCCAGATGTTCCAGAGATACCCGAAGTACCACTACTACCCAATCCAGATGTTCCAGATGAACCAGATATTCCAGCAGTTCCAGAAGAACCACTACTTCCAAAGAAAGTACCATCTTGCCCAGATGTTCCAGTTTGACCAGATGTACCTGCTGAACCACTTTCTCCAGAAGTTCCAGAAGAACCACTACTTCCACTCGTTCCAGATGTACCAGAAGAACCGAATAAAGTTCCATCTTGTCCAGATGAACCAGATGTACCTGCTGAACCACTTTCTCCAGAAGTTCCAGAAGAACCACTACTTCCACTCGTTCCAGATGTACCACTACTTCCAAATAAAGTACCATCTTGCCCAGACGAACCTGATGTACCAGTTGTACCAGAAGAACCAGAAGTACCACTACTACCAGAAGAACCAGATGTACCAGATGAACCAGATGAACCAAAGAAAGTTCCATCTTGCCCAGATGAACCTGATGTACCAGTTGTACCAGAAGAACCAGAAGTACCAGAAGAACCACTACTCCCACTCGTTCCAGCCGTTCCAGATGAGCCAAATAATGTACCATCTTGTCCAGAAGAACCAGATGTTCCAGAAGAACCAGAAGAACCAGAAGTACCACTACTACCACTACTACCAGATGTACCACTACTACCAAATAATGTACCATCTTGTCCAGAAGAACCAGATGTTCCAGAAGTTCCAGAAGAACCACTACTACCACTTGTCCCAGATGAACCAGACGAACCTGATGTGCCACTCGTTCCAGAAGAACCACTTATACCACTTGTTCCAGATGTACCATCAGTACCAGTTGAACCAGAAGTTCCAGACGAACCAGATGAACCTGATGTACCAGATGTACCAGATGTACCAGTTGAACCACTACTACCACTACTACCAGATGTACCAGATGTACCAGAAGAACCACTACTCCCACTCGTTCCAGATGTTCCATTTGAACCTGAAGTTCCAGAAGTACCCGATGAACCAGATGAACCAGATGAACCAGATGTACCACTACTACCAGATGTACCAGATGTACCAGATGTTCCGTTTGAACCAGAAGTACCAGATGTACCAGAAGAACCACTACTACCACTCGTTCCAGAAGTACCGCTTGTTCCAGAAGAACCAGACGTACCACTCGTTCCAGATGAACCAGCTTCACCAGAAGTTCCACTTGTCCCAGAAGTTCCAGAAGTTCCAGAAGTTCCAGAAGAACCGCTTACACCAGATGTACCGCTTGTTCCAGATGTACCCGATGAACCAGCTTCTCCACTTGTCCCAGATGTCCCAGACGTTCCAGATGTCCCAGAAGTTCCAGAAGAACCACTCTCCCCACTCGTTCCACTTGAACCAGAAGAACCAGAAGTTCCATTACTACCACTCAATCCACTACTTCCAGATGTTCCACTACTTCCAGAAGAACCACTGCTTCCACTACTACCACTACTACCAGATGAACCAGATGTTCCACTACTTCCAGATGTTCCACTACTTCCAGAAGAACCACTACTTCCACTACTACCAGAAGTTCCAGATGTACCAGAAGTACCACTACTTCCAGATGAACCAGATGAACCACTACTTCCAGATGTTCCACTACTTCCACTCGTTCCAGACGAACCAGATGAACCTGATGTACCACTCGTTCCAGAAGAACCAGATGTTCCACTACTTCCACTACTACCACTTGTACCAGATGTACCACTACTTCCACTCGTTCCTGCTGAACCTGCTGAACCAGAAGTTCCAGATGTTCCAGAAGAACCAGATGTTCCAGAAGAACCAGATGTTCCAGAAGTTCCAGACGAACCACTACTCCCACTCGTTCCAGAAGTACCAGATGAACCAGATGTACCAGAAGTACCATTTTTATTTACAATACTAATCGTTCCAATCATCCCAGAATGATTAACACATTGATAAACTATACTATTAGGAGCATCTTCGGGAACTCTATATTTTATTAATACATCGGTACCATACTTTCCACTAACAGTATCATTATTATCAATACCAGGTACTGATGTTGAATCACCATCTGCTAATCGTATAGCGAATGGGTGAGATATACTTACGCCACTTACATCGAAGTAATAAAGTTCTCCCTTTACTAATGTTAATGTTGGGAAATTTCCAACATATCCAGCAAAAGAATAATTAAAGCCATTGTTGGTTACTGTGTATAATCTACCACCTTCTCTACCGGTTGAACCCGATGTTCCAGAAGAACCAGAAGAACCAGAAGAACCTGATGTTCCAGATGAACCGGATGAACCAGATGTACCACTACTACCAGATGAACCAGATGTTCCACTACTACCAGATGAACCAGATGTACCACCACTTCCGCTTGAGCCTGAAGAACCAGAAGAACCAGATGTTCCATGCGAACCAGTTGTACCAGATGAACCACTACTTCCACTACTTCCACTACTACCGCTTGAGCCTGATGAACCAGATGTTCCAGAAGTACCAGATGTTCCAGAAGTACCAGATGTTCCAGATGAACCAGAAGTACCAGTTGTACCACTCGTTCCAGAACTACCACTACTTCCGCTTGAACCAGACGAACCAGAAGAACCAGAAGTACCACTCGTACCACTTGTCCCAGAAGTTCCAGAAGTTCCAGAAGTACCAGAAGTACCAGATGAACCAGATGTACCATCTGAACCAGATGTTCCAGATGAACCAGAAGTACCCGATGAACCAGATGTACCACTACTACCAGATGTACCACTACTACCAGAAGTACCATCGGCGCCTTGCGCTGCTTCTATATCTCTTTTTTCTAATCTACCAGTTGTTTCGTTATATGTTACTACGAAATCAGATGAACCACTTTCTAAGTTTTGTATAAACGTACTACCTGTGATTATTAAACTACCACTTATATCTAAACTACCAGTTAGTTCAGCATATCCCTCAAATGGGAATCCAGCTCCACTACCACCAGCGTTTAAAGCAAATTCTGCAATTGAGGAAAAAGATGATGAGTAAACATACATCGATGCCGTTTGTGCCGAAGTTAAATCTCCACCCCCACCAGCTTCTCCAGCATTTAATGCGTAAGAAGCAGTTAATGCGTAATGTGAGTATGATGCGGTTGCAACACTCATAGAAGCAGTTATATCACTACTAATATCACCAGATGAATCAGATGAAGCTGCGTTTAATGCATATGATGCGGTAAGAGCGAACGATGAACTCAACACCGTCATAGATGCGGTTTGTTCGTTTAATACAAAGTTTTCTAAATTATTAAGTAAAGCAATAGATGCTGAATCTAATCCAGCAACATTTGTTGCAGTATCCGCAATAAGTGCTGAACTTGCTCTAGATGCCGATGGTACAATTCCAATTACATTATCTCCACTAACTGCTCCACTTATTTTAGAACCTCCACTACCAACAACAACGTGTCCACTTGTCAATCCACTAAAGGTTACTTTAATAGAGTTACTATTAAGAGGTTCAATAGCTTGTGGAATAATCATTCCATTTGAACCAGTTTCGTAAACCTGTACTATTGGATATTCAACATCAAAGTTGTGTACAATAGTTACCTCAGTTACGTTTGTAAATGGTTCAGCAATTGTTGGTGTTGATTCAGGTACAGGTACATATTTAGAACGAGCATCATCATAAATAAGAATATCCCTATCTACTGCATCGCCTTCACCATAGTACCCACCATAAAGTGAACCAGTAATTTGCCCACCATTAATAATTGGTGAGTATATATTTTTTTCTACACTCAATCCTCCACTAATGGATGCTGATGTGTTTATTTGTAATCCTAAGTTTGGTGAAATTTCTGCAGTTGCACTACCACTTTCTAATAAGGAAGTTTCAAATGCTAAGTTAGCGATGTTAATATTACTTAACCCACTACCATCACCAACGAATGTTGAACCACTTGCAGCAATAACATCACTACCAGTTATGAATAACCCACCACTTACACTAAGTGATTGAGATACACTAACTCCTACATTTATTTCTAACCCTCTATCAGGTGAAATAATTGCAACAGCTGAACCACTTTCAATTTTATCTAATTTTAAATCTTGTAATGATTCCGCTGGTATGTTAAATAATCCACTACCATCACCATCATATCGAGATGCGGTTATTGGAACATTCACAAATAACTTATCAGGGTCAATTATTGCTTCACCGGAACCAGAGTTAATTTTTACTAATTGTAAATCTTCAAGTGCATCTAATGGAATATTGAATAAACCACCACCATCACCAATGAACAGTGATGCTGATACAGAACCACTAATATCAACTGATGATGTAAATTGTGAACCACTAAATGAGTTTACAATGAAGAACTCACCACTCTCAACTGATGCGGTTGCCGAACCACTAGCTATCTTTGGGGATGCTGCGGCTTGTACATTTGTAATTTGGCTACCATCACCAATAAATGCTCTAGCTATTACAGATTCTGATACAAATATTGAACCACTAAATTCTGATTTAACTACGTGTGTGGAATCTTCAACTATAAATCGACCATCTTCTTTTACAGATGCAGTAACTGAACCCGTAAAGATACTGGATGCATCAATCGATAAGTTAGCCAAATCAATATTTGTAATACCACTACCATCACCAGTTATAATCCCACCAGTAACAGTAAATGAACCACTTACATCAACTGAGCCTGTAAATGTAGAACCACTATCTAATGATGTTACTACAAATCCCTCAATTGGGTCAACCGATGCAGTTACAGAACCAGATGTTATTTGACTTATCTCTAACGATAAGTTTGCCAATTGTATGTTTGTTAATCCACTACCATCTCCTTCAAATAATGAAGCTGAGATTGAACCACTAATATCAACTGAACCCGTAAATGTAGAACCACTTTCAATAGAAGTTACTACAAATCCAGTATCAGGTGCAACTGAAGCTGTAACACTACCACTTTTTATTTCGGTAGATATAAGTGCGTTAATAGCTTCTTGCGAAAGTGCGGTAAATGGTATATCAAATAAATCAGCACCACTACCACTAAATACAGAACCACTAATTACACTAATACCACCACTTACAAATAATGAACCACTAAAAGTAGAACCACTAATTACAGAATCTACGATGAATCCTCTTTCAACATCAACCGATGCCGTTACACTACCAGTTGATATTCTACCAGCTTCGAACGATAAGATAGCATCAACTGCATCTTGTGCAGCCGGTGTAAATGCTGCTAAAGGTATGTTGAATAAATTCTCACCACTACCACTAAACGATGAACCACTATTTATTTCAACTCCACCACTTATAAATAATGAACCAGTAAATTGTGAACCACTATCTTTTGAGGTTACTACAAATCCATCATTTGGTGAAACTGATGCGGTTACTGAACCACTTACGATTTTGAATGCATCTCCAGTTAAATTAGAGAATGGTATATCAAATAAATCCCGTCCACTACCACTAAAGAATGAACCACTATATTGTTCAGCGTTTATTATATTTGCAGTTATATTTTCAGTTACAATTAATGAACCACTTATTTTAACATCATCTTCAATTAATGAATTTGATGATGGGAATACATTTAATTGTAAAGTACTAGCACCCATTCCAGAGTGATTTAAACAATAATAATATAAAGTTGTTGGTGTCTCTGAAGTTATTTCAATAGTAACTGCAGAACCATTAGTTCCAGCTGCTATACTACCATTATCTACATCCGTTGTATATGAACTACCACCACCATGCGTACCATCATCGGTAGTGGAGAATCTTATTTCATGAGTTGAATTACTTGAATCTGATTGATTAAACGTATAAGTGTTACCAACAGTTAAGTAAATAAGAGGTCTTAAAATACCATCTACAAAATATTTGTTACCAGCATCAGTAGATTGTACTGTAATTACTTTAGTTAAATTATCTGTTACTCTATTTTGGTTATTTACAATTAAACTACCAGTAATAGTTAGAGTATCTTCAAATTTACTTTTTGAATTTACTTCAAACCCACGTATCGGATGTACTGATGCCGTTACACTACCAGTTGCGATTAAGGTTGCAGCTTCAGTTAATGCTGATTGTGGTATATTAAATAGACCACTACCATCACCACCAATGATTCCATCATCAACGTTAAGTGAACCACTAACGTTTATAGAACCAGTAAATTCTTGTCTATCAGTAATACTATCACCAAACTGATTTGAACCAGAAGAATAAATTACTTCTGAGTTTATGAATGTTACATTAAGTTCAGTTGCGTTTATTGCTCCACCTACATATAAATCATTATCAACAGTTAAATCACCTTCAATAGATGATGAGGTGTTAACAACAAACCCAAAGTTTGGTGAAATAGATGCCGTTGCCGAACCAGATGTAATTAATGTACTAACTAATGCATCAGGGGTTAGTGCTGTTCTTGGTATATCAAATAGTTTAGCACCACTACCACTAAATGAACCAGTTTGTAATTTTATATCTCCGAAGAATGTTGAACCACTTACGATAGATGTTACAATAAATCCATCAGTAGGTTCAACCGATGCGGTTACACTTCCACTAAAAATTAATGAACTATCTAAATCAGATATTGCTGATTTTGGTATATCGAATAACTTTTCTCCACTACCACTAAATACGGAACCACTTTCTACTCTAACTTCACCTAAGAAGGTTGAGCCACTTTCTATTGAAGTAACAGTAAAACCGGTAGATGGTCTAGTTGAAGCAGATACACTACCACTAAATATTAATGAAGTATCTAAATCAGATATTGCTGATTTTGGTATATCGAATAACTGTTCTCCACTACCACTAAAGAATGAGCCGGATGATAAAAATACAGAACCACTAAATGTAGAACCACTTTCTATCGAAGTTACAACAAATCCATTTTCTGGTGTTACAGATGCAGTTACACTACCACTTGTAATAAATGTTGATAAATCAGCATCTTCAGTAAGTGCCGAGCGAGGTATATTAAATAAATTTGCCCCACTACCACTAAATGTAAACCCACTTTCTACTCTAACTTCACCTAAGAAGGTTGAGCCACTTTCTATTGAAGTAACAGTAAACCCAGAATCAGGTGATACAGATGCAGTTATACTACCACTTACAATTTCACTTATTAGTAAAGCCTCCTCAGTAAGTGCCGAACGAGGTATATTGAATAACCCAGCTCCACTTCCAGTAAACATAGATGCGGATACGTTACCTGTTATGTTAATTGAATCAGTTACAGTAACTAAACCATCCACATCAACACTACCAACAAATGTAGAACCACTATCATTAGAGGTTACTACAAATCCATCATCAGGTGTAACCGTTGCAGAAACTGCTCCACTTATTATTTCAGTAATTACTATATCAGTTAATTCAGCACCACTACCTTTAAACGTAGATGCTGATACGAATGTTACAGCTTGCATTGATGTATCCACACTTACTGAACCAGTAAATTGTGAACCAACTGTTTGAGATACTACTCTAAATCCAGCGTCAGGTGATACATCAGCAATTACAGCTCCACTAACTAATTGTGTAGTTACTATATCAGTTAAATCCCTACCACTACCTTTGAATCCAGACGCAGTTACTGCTAAATCAACATTTATAGAACCACTAAATGTAGAACCAAGTTCTACTGATGTTACTGTAAATCCATTTTCTGGTGTTACAGATGCCGTTATGGAACCAGTAGTAATTTCCGTTGATACAAGTGCATCTTCAGTAAGTGCCGAGCGAGGTATATTAACTAATCCACTACCATCTCCTTCAAATACTGAAGATGATATTGAACCACTAATATTAACAGAACCAGTAATCTGAGTTCCTTTTTCTTTCGATTCAATTACGAATCCTTTATTTATATCAACTGATGCCGTTATGGAACCAGTTATCAATCGTTTTGAATCGCCTGAGATTATTGAAGAAAATGTATCATCAGATGTTGTTGAGATAGCTGCGAATGGTATATCGTTTAATAATGCACCACTACCACTAAAAGAAGAACCGCTAGCTACACCTACATTTCCAAAGAAAGTTGAACCACTTGCGATTGATGTTACTATGAATCCATTTTCAGCATCAACAGATGCAGAAACCGAACCACTTACTAATATTTTCGATTCATCAGATACTAATGATGTAATTGAATCTTGTGCATCTGTTGAAAGTGCTGAAAATGGTATATCTCTTAACTTTTCACCACTACCACTAAATGCCGAGCCACTTTCTACTCTCACTTCTCCAAAGAATGTAGAACCACTCTCAACTGAAGTAACTACAAGTCCTTCTTCAAGAGTTACCGATGCTGTAATTGAACCAGTAACAATTTCAGTTGATAATAATGCATCGTTAGTAAGTGCTGACCGAGGTATATCAAATAACCCCTCACCACTACCACTAAATATTGAACCAGATGATAATGTAACATCACCGAAGAAAGTTGAACCACTTTCTATTGAAGTTACAACAAATCCGTCATTAGGTGTTACAGAGGCAGTTACACTACCACTAGCAATTCTAAATGCATCTCCAGTAAATGCTGAACGGGGTATATCAAATAAATCTGCTCCACTACCACTAAAGGTTGAGCCACTTTCTACCCTAACATCCCCAAAGAAAGTTGAACCACTTTCTATTGAAGTTACAACAAATCCATCATCAGGTGTTACAGAAGCAGTTATACTACCACTTGTTATAAATGTTGATAAATCAGCATCTTCAGTTATTGCTGATCTGGGTATGTTGAATAAATTTGCCCCACTACCACTAAATGAACCAGTTTGTAATTTTATATCTCCGAAGAATGTTGAACCACTTTCTATTGAAGTTACCACAAGTCCCTTGCTTGGTGAAACAGATGCGGTTACGGAACCACTTACTATTACATTGGATAATAAAGCATCTTGTGTAAGTGCTGAACGGGGTATATCAAATAAATCCGCACCACTACCACTAAATACTGAACCACTTCCTAATGAAACTCCACCACTTACGAAAAGTGATGAACTAAATTCTGCTCTATCGGTACCCTCTAATTTGAATCCAAAGTTAGGGTCAACAGATGCGGTAACAGACCCGCTTGTAATGAATGATGATAATAATGCATCAGGGGTTAATGCTGCTTTTGGTATATCAAATAGATTTGCCCCACTACCACTAAATACACTACCACTTCCAAGTGATATACCACCACTTACAAATAATGAACCAGTGAATTGTGAACCACTTTCTTTTGATATTACAATAAATCCGGTTTCGTTATCTACCGAAGCACTTACTGCACCATCTGCTATTCTTGATGATTGCTCTGCGGCTGGTAGGTTGAATAATTGGCTACCATCTCCGATAAAAAGTGAAGATGATACGATTGAAGCGGTTACATTAGTTGTTGAGATATCACCCTCTACGTTTAACGAACCATTCATTCCAACTGAACCAGTAAATTCTTGCAAATCATCTGGTGTGTTACCAAACTTGTTTGAACCAGATGAGAATATAATTGATGATGATACTATTTCTACTAAGATTTCCCTAGCTACTATTCTATCATCTACATATAAATCACCAGTAACTCTAACATCACCATTCACATCCACATCACCATCAAATGATGAAGATACGTTTACTAAGAATCCAGTGTTTGGTGCTATTGATGCGGATGCAGACCCACTTATTAATTGACTTGAAAAAGGTAGGTTATTTAATTCGGAACCATCACCTGCAAAAGAACCACTAAATGAACCACTAAATTCTTCTAATTGGATTTTAGTGATAAATAAACGATTTCCATCTACATCTGACGCAATAAGTGCAACCGAGCCACTTGCGATACTCCCACTTAGTGGAATACCTAAATTAGGTTCCGCTTCCTGTAGCGATAAATACTCATATCTATCATCCGATACATCCTGCGGACGAACTACTCTTACCTTACCGCTTAATAATTGACTCATCTATTATTTTTCAACTTAACTATTATTCATTTGCACTTTCCAAAATAGAAAGTACAACTTTTAAATCCTCCGAACCAGAAAATACTAACCCAAAATCTTGCTCTAATACTAATTTTCCGGCCACAACGGGTGATAGTGAATCTCCCTTTGGTATAGGAAAGTTACTAATAAATTCAATTTTTTCTTGTGGTACTCTTGTTGGGTTATATACAGTATCTGCTACTATTGTAAGTAAATCTGTTATTAACGAAATAGAACCACTTTCAGGAACTATACTTTCATCGTATGATTGAGTAAATGTAGTTTGATATAATCTAAGTACATCCGCTGAACCAGTTACTGATTCATTTAGTAAAATTTGATTGGTTAGAGTATTTGCGTAAGTGATAGCATCATATGATGATGTCAATTGAGCATCACCTATGATTAAACTAACTCCGTTTTTATCATAAAATGATAATGCTGCTTTTTTCGTTCTCAATGTACCACCATTTTCGATATCAAACACAATACCATCAAATGCAGTATGTATTCTTTCCTCAAATATTGATGATGTAAATGAAAATGGTATATCTTGTAAATTGTTTTGGAATCCAACGTATGCTGCTGCTTCCTTTTCAATATAAGTTCTATTAATTTCTAATAATGCCGAAGCACTATAAAAACTACCAGTATTTACCACATTTTGTAATTGTGGTTCTGGTATTTTCCGGTTTGAATCTAATTTTACAGTAACCTCTTCCGTATTGGAATTACTATTATTAGTAATCTGAGCAGATAGAACGATAGTTGAAACCCCACTTGGTGTGGAATATACAATATCATCTTCACCGGTCAGAGTTGTTACAATCGATTTAAACGCATTTAGCGGTACAAATACATCTGCCATTTTATTGTCTTTTTCCTATATAAATATTATCTTTTTAATTATTACCCTTCCAATGCAAGAGAGAATGGTGTAACTAATGAAAATAGTGAACGAGAGAATGTTCTACCCTGCAATGTACCAGTTGCCTGATTAATTACAAGTCCCGTACCAATTCTAAAATCCCCAAGTTCATTACCTGAAGTAAAGAACACTCTACCACCAGCTATTTCAGTAATTTCTTTAGTTGGGTCAGGTACACCAGCACCACCCTGATTAGGAGGTAATGCTTTATAAGTTACACCAGCACCAGCGTATGAGAAATCATGTCCAGTTGTAATAATTAATGAACCAAATTCTTCTAAAGGTGAGTTTCTCACAATTCGTTGGAATTGAGTTCGTAAATATCGGTTAACATCTGCAGTTTCATATTGTTGGTTATTAATTACCTCTGCGGCTGAACCATATACACCAGTGTAATACGATTCTGCAGCTGCAATACTTCTTTCATTTCCACCATAGTATAAATCAGTTGCGATTGCATCTACGATAAACCCAGTATCTCTATAACACTTATCTTCGTTATATTCGAAATTTGGAAATGCCGCATTTGTATATGAAATTGCAATTGATTGTAATTCTTTCTTACTAGCTCTTAAATAATCAACTGATTGTCTAGTTTGGAATGATGCTCTTGTCAATTGTTCTTTTAAGATTACTTTTTCAGATAATCCTTTAGCAAAATCAATACCATCAGTTGTTTGTGGCTTTTGTTCAGTAGTTGCTACTGAAGGAATATAGTAATAGAATGTTCCAGCCTGAACACTTCTTTCATTTCCACCATAAACTAAATCCGTTCTAACTGCATCGATGATATATCCAATATCTCTACTACAACTAGCTTCATTATATTCAAACTCACTCCAAGATGAACTTAGGAATGCGATTGTTTCTTTCTGAATAAACGTTTTATTACCAACTAACAAATCAGCTCCTACTAATACGGATGCCGATGGTTGTAAGAAAGTTTCATTCTTAATTACCTTAGTTGATAAGTTACCAGCATATCTGATACCATCAACAGTTGGGTCTAATTGAGATGTAGTTGAAGGAACTCCCTTTGCAGTTGCTGCAGATGGGAATAAATAATAGAATGAACCAGCATTTACACTTCGTTCATTTCCACCATAGTATAAATCCGTTGCAGTTGCGTCAATTAAATGACCAACATCTCTTTTACACTTATCTTCGTTATAGAATACACCACTCCAAGAAGAAGAAACATATGCTATTACTTCGTTTTGAATAAACTCTTTATTTTCTCTTAATGAGTTCCAAGAAGATGATACTTCATTTGAAGCTGTTACAAATTCTATATTTTGAACCAATTCTTGCGAAATACCACTAGCGTATTTTATACCATCTAAAGTAGGATATAATTGAGCGTTTACAGTTGGCGATGTATCACCAGCAACAGTAGCCGATGAAGGATATTTGTAATAAAATTCTCCAGCAGTTCTACTTCTCTCATTTCCACCATATAGGAAATCAGTTGCTACTGCATCTAAGATATATCCAGTATCTCTACTACAACTCGCTTCGTTATATTCAAAATTACTCCAAGAAGAAGAAACATATGATATAACTTCCGTCTGAATAAATTCTCTATTCTTTAATATCGTTTCATTACCAGCAATTCTTTCAACTGATGGTGAAACGAATATTTTATTTACAATTAACTTCTCTACTAAATCACCAGCATATTCAATACCAGTTGTAGTTGGTTCTAATTCTGAAGTTGTAGCGTTCGATGGGTATCTATAATAGAAATCACCAGCAGTTACACTTCTCTCATTTCCACCATATAAAATATCAGTAGAAACTGCATCTACAATGTGCCCCACATCTCTCTTACAAGTTTCTTCGTTGTATCCGAATGAACTCCAAGAAGAAGATATGTAAGCGATTGATTCTGATTGAATGAACTCTTTATTATCTCTAATTAAGTTATGTGATGTAACGTTCTCTATTGAAGAGGTAACGTATGTTACACTTTGTATTATGTTGTTAGCCAACCTACTAGCGTATCGAATTCCATCTAATGTTTGATTCAATTGAGTACCCTGTGCTTGTGATGGGAAATCATAATAATATTTTCCATTAAATACAGATGATGAAACTGAACCGAATAATAAATCTTCAGCTGCTCCACTAACGATTGAACCAATATCTCTACTACAACTTGATTCGTTATAAGATGCTTCTGACCAAGACGATGATAAATATGCAATAGTTTCCGATTGTATAAATGGTATGTTTGATTTTAACAATGAATAAGCTTCTAACGTTTCTGAATCACCAATTGATGATGTATATTCAGATGTTATTGGTAAAGAACCAGTTCCATTTACAACAATATCCATTACAATACCAAATGATGAACTTACAGCGTTTAATACCGATACTTCAGTTGTTCCACTTCCTAATGTTTGAGTTTCTGATGTAGTTTTTATTACATTTTCAGAATTCTCAGTTAATGTTGGAATTGTTAAAGTATTTTGTAATACAATTTCGTTAACTAAATCAGATATATAAGTTACTGCATCAGTTGTTTCACCTAATTGAACATTAGTTGCTTTAGATGGGAATCTATAATAGAATTCACCAGCAGTTAATGTTCTTTGGTTACCACCATATTTTAAATCAGTTATTACTGCATCTACGATAAATCCAGTATCTCTACTACAACTTACTTCATTGTATTGTAAGTTTGGATATTTAGCGTTTACAAACGCAACAGTTTCATTTTGAATAAATCCTCTATTCAATTTAACTGAATCATAAACAAAATCAATTTCATTTGATGATGTTACAAATATATTTCCACCAACTAATTCAGTTGATAATCCTTTTACATAATTGATTGCCGTTACAGTTGGGTCTTTTTGTTGAGATACCGATGGTACTCCTCCAACAATTGCCGCTGATGGGTAATCATAATAATATTTACCTGCGGTGATTGTTCTTTCATTACCACCATATAATAAATCAGTTGCAACTGCATCTACGATATACCCTACATCTCTCTTACAAGTTAATTCAGGGTAATCAAATCCACTCCAAGATGATGATACAAATTCAATTGTTTCATTTTGGATAAATTCTTTGTTTGCTATTAATAAATCATAAGAAGCAGATACCTCAGCCGATGCCGTAGTGTATTCGTAGTTTCTTACAATATTTTGTACCAAATTACCAGCATACTTAATAGCTGTTACAGTTTGATTCAATTGTGAACCAGTTGCTGCAGATGGGAATTCATAGTAGAACTTAGTGTTTACAACTGATGCTGAATTTGAATTCCAAATTAAATCCTCAGCTGCTCCACTTACTATTAAACCTACATCTCTTCTACATTTTTCCTCATCATACACAAATGTACTCCAAGAAGAACTCATAAACAATATAGTTTCCTCTTTTATGAATTCAATGTTTTCTTTTATTAAATTGTAAGCCAATACAGTCTTAGGTGCATCTACCAATTTACTATAATCGGTAATTGTAGGTAATGAACCAGTTCCGTTTGTTAAACCATTTATCACCATTCCAAATGATGATGAAACAATTTTAGATTGAATCTTATCCGCTCCACTAGCTGATACGTATTGTTCTACGTTTCCAACTTTTATTAAGTTAGAAATATTTGTGTTATTAGATACCATTGTTGGTATTACACTAACACCATTAGTAACTATATTTTCAACTAACCCAGCTCTATCACTTACAATATCGATTTCAACAGATGAACCAGTAACTAAAGAAGTATATTGGCTTGTATCCGTTACTTTAATGTTTGAATTAACATTATTTACCAATGTTGGTAGTGAACCAGTTCCATTTGTTATGATTTCGTTTATTTGTGTAAACGAACCAGTTGTAGTTGCTAATTGATTAGAAATATCATATGTACCACTTACTTTTACATATGAACCAGAGGTTATATTTTGTGGATTATCTAATTCAGAAGTTTGGAAATGCTTAGCAATAGTGAATGGGATACTATCAGAACCTAATCTAATAATATCAGTAATCATATTAATACTAGCAGATACAATACCAACCTGAGTATCACCTCCACTTAATGAAGATGTGGTTTGAGTTGCGTTTGTTACTTTTATTAATGAATCAATACTTCTTACTTCATATGGTAACGTACTTATTGAATTACCATCAGTTCTCTTAAATGTGTGAAGTGATTGAGGTAAGTGTTTTACAGCTCCAGAAGATGCTGATACAAATGTATGAACCGATTGTGGTAAGTGTTTTACTGCTTCATTGGATGCTGATACAAATGTATGTATAGAACCAGAAGCACTTCCAGCGTTTCCTACGTTAATTGTAAACGTTCCATTCTGTCTTTCTAATCCATTAGATACAGCCGATACAAATGTATGTGGTGTATCATATGATGAAGAACCTATATTGATTTCAAATGAGTTTGTTGTTACATTTGAAATTTCCAACCATCTTCCGCTTGGGAAGTCAGTTCCAGCTCTTGGATACGATTTACCTACAACGTTTCCATCTAATAAACAACTAAACGTTAATGAGTTATCCGAAAGTTTAATATAATCTCCGTTTGAGAAACCATGTTCAGATATAGTTAAACTAACTAATCCAGATGATGGTGTATATGTTGAATCAGATACAGTATGCTGTGTTGTACCAACTGAAGTAATTTCAATTGATTTTCCAGCATAAGGGTCTGAACCTAATCTCGGATAAGAATGAGTTGTTGTATCACTATCCATATCACAAGTAAATGCGATAGATTGATTTTCCAATACAACACTTCTTCCAACACCCAAACCAAATGATTCAGAAACAGTTAGAATCATATCACCAGTCAATGCGTTATAATCAACATTAGTTGGTGTGAATGTTTTGTTTGGACCAGATACACCTACATTAAAAGTTAACGTAGTATCGGTTACCGAAGTAATTGGCAAAGAACGTACTGCAAATGGGTCTATTCCAACTCTAGGATAAGATTTAGTAGATTGATTATCATCCATATCACAAGTGAATGCGAATGATTGAGGTTTCATAACGATACCCTCACCTACACTTAAACTATGAGTACCAACAGTTACTACAAACTCACCATTAGATGGGTCGTATGAAGCAGTAGTTGGATTGAATTCTACATTAGGACCTGATTTACCTACATTTATAGTAACAGTATTATCAGTTACCGATTGGATACCTAATCTACTATTGTAAGCAGGTTGTCCGATTGAAGGTAACTTATGTTCACTTCTATTACCATCCATATCACAAGTGAATACGAATGATTCCGGTTTGATGTAAAGTCCATTCGTTGGTGTTAATGTATGACTTGGTATAGTCATTACAAAATCACCATTAGAAGGTTCATATGTTGCGGTTGTTGGTGTAAATGATTTTATTCCATCAGTTATAATTCCACTAACCATTTCAAATGATGAACTGATATTAGTTATGTTACTTCCACTAATTGAAAGTGAACCACTATATTGTTCAGTATCATTGAATCTAATATTACTATTTGTATTTTTTGTTATTAAAGGAACTACTAAATCAACATTAGTGATTAATTTATTAACCATCACTCTAGCGTAATCAATTGCAGTAGTTGTTTCAGTTAACTCCAATGAAGTTGTTTGTGATGGATATCTATAATAATAATCACCAGCTACAATACTTCTTTCATTACCACCCCATAATAAATCGGTTGCAATAGCATCAACGATATATCCAGTATCTCTTCTACACTTAACTCTATCATAAGTAAAGTATGGATACAATTGGTCTATAAATTCAGTTACGTTATTTTGTACTAATTTTTTGTTATCTAAAATTGTAGTGTATGCTGATATCTTTTCTGAACTAGCGTTTACCAACGTTGTACTTTGTACTATCTTATTAGCTAAACCAGCCGCATGTAATATACCAGTTATTGTTTGGTCTGATTGTGTTGTGGTTGCTTGAGATGGATATAGGTAATAAAATTCACCAGCGTTTACACTTCTCTGATTACCACCATATAATACATCCGTTGCAACTGCATCAATAACATGCCCAACATCTCTTTTACATTTAATTTCATCATATTCGAAATTACTCCAAGAAGAACTCATATATGAAATTACTTCAGTTTGGATTAAATCCCTATTATCGAATAATAAACTATGAGCGGTTTGTCTTTCTATTGAAGCACTTACCAATGTTACATTGTTTATTACTTTGTTTGTTAATCGTTGAGCGTATTCAATACCATCAACAGTTTGATTTAATTGAGAACCAGTAGCAGATGATGGGTACAGGTAATAAAATTCTCCTGCATTAACACTTCTCTCATTACCACCATATACGAAATCAGTTACAACTGCATCAATTATATATCCAGTATCTCTTCTACACTTAGCTTCATTATATTCAAATGTACTCCAAGATGATGATAAGAACTGAATTGTTTCCTCTTGAATCAAACTTCTATTTTGGGTAACCAATTCAGCAACTTGTAGTGTTTGTAAAGATGGTAACACTAATAAGTTACTTTGTATAATTTCGTTAGATAATCTTCTAGCGTAATTAATAGCATCAACAGTTTGATTCAATTGTGAACCAGTTGCAGATGAAGGATTACTATAATAGAAAGATGCGGCTTGAACTGCTCTTTCGTTACCACCATATAATACATCAGTTGCTGCTGCATCTATAATATGTCCTATATCTCTTCTACATAAACCTTCCGAATAACTAAAGTCACTCCAAGAAGATGAAATATATTCAATAGTTTCATTTTGGATAAGTAATTTATTATCTAATAATAGAGTATGTGATGTTGTTGCTTCAGAAGAAGCAGTAACAAACTCTATGTTTTGAATTAATTTTTGTGTGAGTTTACTAGCATACTCAATACCATCCAATGTTTGATTTAACTGAGATGTTTCAGCTTGAGATGGATACTCTAAATAGTAGTTTCCATTTACTGCTGATGCTGATAATGTGTTCCAAACTAAATCTTCAGCTGCTCCACTAATAATTAATCCAATATCCCTACCACACTTAGATTCATCATATGAAGAAGTACTCCAAGATGATGATAGATAAGCGAGAGTTTCACTTTGAATAAATGGAATATTATTTTTAATAATTTCATATGCCGCTATTGTAGATTCATCAGTAGAACGAATTTCATATAGTTCAGGATGCTTTGTTACACTTACTGAATTTTGTTTAGTTCTAACAAATGTATGAACTGATTGTGGTAAGTGTTTAATTGCTCCATTTGATGCTGATACAAATGTATGAGGTGATTGTGGTTCATGCTTTACTGCATTATTTGATGCTGATACGAATGTGTGTATCGAACCAGAAGCACTACCTGCATCTCCTACATTTATAGTAAACGTACCATCTTGTCTTTCCAAACCATTTGTTGTAGCTGATACAAATGTATGAGCTGATGTGTATGGTGAAGAACCTATATTGATATCAAATTTGTTTGATGTTACATTAGATATTTCTAACCATCTTCCAGATGGATAATCTATTCCAGTTCTAGGATATGATTTCTCAACACTATTACCATCTAATAAACAAGTATAAGTTAAACCATTATCATCAATTTTTATATAATCACCATTACTGAAATTATGATTAACTATTGTTATAGTGACATCACCAGTAGATGCATTATAAGGAGCATCAGTTATAGTATGGGATGTAGTTCCAACTGAAGTAATAACTATTGATTGTTCAGCGTAAGGGTCAGAACCACTTCTTGGATAAGAGTGAGTTGATACATTACTATCTTGGTCACAAGTGAAAGCAAACGATTCATTTTCTAATACTACACTTCTTCCTATTCCCAATCCTAATGATTCAGAAACAGTTAAAATCATATCACCAGTCAATGCGTTATAATTAACATCAGTTGGTGTAAAGTATTTATTTGGACCAGATACCCCTACGTTAACGGTCATTGTAGTATCAGTTATACCAATAATCTTCATTGAACGACCCGCATATGGGTCAATTCCGATTCTTGGATATGATTTAGTAGATTGATTGTTATCCATATCACAAGTAAATGCGAATGATTGAGGGTCTAATATAATTCCCTCACCAACACTTAAACTATGGCTTGCAACAGTCATTACGAAATCACCAGTTGATGGGTCGTAACTAGCAGTAGTTGGATTGAACGATACATTAGGTCCAGATACTCCAACATTTACAGTTATAGTATCATCAGTTGTTGATGTGATTTCTAATTCAGTATTATAAGCAGGTTGACCAACGCCAGGTAAATTATGTTCAGTTTTATTATTATCCATATCACAAGTAAATGTGAATGATTCTGGATTTAAATAAATTGAATCCGATACTTCAAATATATGGTTTGGTATAGTAATTACAAAATTACCATTAGATGGGTCATAACTAGCACTTGTTGGTGTAGATGATGATATACCACTTTTTACAATATCATAAACAATCGATACTGATTGAGATACAAACTCTATATTTTCCAATGTTCCACTTACCGAAGATGAAATGTATTGAGATACATCCGTTACCTTTATAGTATTTGCTACATTTGAAATTTCATTAGGTAAACTACTTATTGAATTTTCAGTAGTTCTAACAAATGTATGATTTGATTGAGGTAAGTGTTTTACAGCCCCATTCGATGCCGATACAAAAGTATGAACTGATTGAGGTAAATGTTTTACTGCATCAATCGATGATGATACAAATGTATGGATTGAACCAGATGCACTACCACCGTCACCTACATTAATTGTAAAGGTACCATCTTGTCTTTCTAATCCATTTGTTGTAGCTGATACAAATGTATGAGCTGCTGTATATGGAGAAGAACCAATATTAATATCAAATGTATTTGTAGTTATGTTAGAAATCTCTAGCCATCTACCAGATGGATAATCTATTCCAGTTCTTGGATAACTCTTTTGAGTTGTATTACCATCTAATATACAAGTATAAGTTAATGAATTATCAGAAAGTTTAATGTAGTCACCATTACTGAAATTATGATTAGAGATTGTTATAGTAACATCCCCATTTGATGCATCATAAGGTGCATCGATTACAGTGTGTGATGATTTACCAACTGATGAAATTACAATTGATTGTTCAGCATAAGGGTCAGAACCACTTCTTGGGTAAGAGTGAGTAGTTGTGTTTCCATCTTGGTCACAAGTAAATGCGAACGATTCGTTTTCTAATACTACACTTCTACCAATTCCTAAACCAAATGATTCAGAAACAGTTAAAATCATATCTCCAGTCAATGCATTATAATCAACATCAGTTGGAGTAAAATATTTATTCGGACCTGAAGTTCCTACATTAACCGTCATTGTTGTATCGGTTATTGAAGTAATCTTCATTGAACGACCAGCGTATGGGTCTATACCCAATCGAGGGTAAGATTTAACTGATTGGTCATTATCCATATCACAAGTAAATGCGAATGATTCTGCATCCATTATTATTCCTTCACCAACACTTAAACTATGACTTGTAACAGTCATTACGAAATCACCAGTTGATGGGTCATACGATGCGGTTGTTGGAGTGAATTCTACGTTTGGTCCCGATATACCAACGTTAACACTTATAGTATTATTGGTTACAGATGTTATAATTAACTTATCAGTATAGGCAATTTGACCAATTGATGGTAAATTGTGTTCAGTTTTGTTATTATCCATATCACAAGTAAATGTGAATGATTCCGGTCTTAGGTAAATACTATCAGAAACACTATAATTGTGATTTGGGATAGTCATTACGAATTCACCATCAGCAGGATTGTATGTTGCGGTAGTTGGTGTATAACCAATACCATTTTCCAATACATCAATTACCACAGCGAATGATGAACTTACATAAGTTATTTCACTTAATTGAGGTGATACTGATGATGTATATTGAGTTGTATTAGTAACCTTAACCAATTCAGATGTATTTTCTACTACTATTGGTAATTTACTTACCGAATTTGTAGTTGTTCTTACAAACGTATGATTGGATTGAGGTAAATGTTGTATTGCTGAATTTGATGCCGATACAAAAGTATGTGGTGATTGTGGTTCATGCTTCACAGCGTTAGCTGATGCCGATACAAAAGTATGTAAAGAATTTTGAGCAGTTCCAGCATTTCCAACATTAATTGTAAATGTACCAGTTTGTCTTTTTATTCCACCAGTAGTTGCAGATACAAATGTATGTGCTCCAGTGTACGATGATGAACCTATATTAATATCAAACGTATCAGTTGTTACATTTGAAATTTGAATCCATCTTCCGCTTGGGTAATCATATCCAGCTCGTGGGTATGATTTAGTTACAGTATTACCATCTAATACACAACTATAAGTTAATCCACCATCTTCAACTTTAATATAATCTCCATTACTAAACGTATGACCAGCTATTGTTAAAGTAACTAAACCAGTTGATGCATTATATGGAGCCTTTGTTGGTGTGTGTGATGTAGTTCCAACCGAAGTTATTACAATTGATTTTCCAGCATATGGGTCAGAACCTAATCTCGGATAAGAATGAGTTGTAGAATCACCATCTTGGTCACAAGTGAAAGCAAAAGATTCATTTTCTAATACTACACTTCTACCTATTCCTAAACCATGTTGACCAACAGTCACTAACATATCTCCATTTGATGCATTGTAATTAACATCGGTTGGAGTAAAGTATTTATTTGGACCAGATGCACCAACATTAAATGTTAATGTAGTATCGGTTACTGATGTGATTGGAATAGAACGTACTGCGAATGGGTCAATACCAACTCTTGGATATGATTTAACCGATTGGTCATTATCCATATCACAAGTGAAAGCAAATGATTCATTAGAAAGTACAATGCCTTCTCCTACACTTAAACTATGTTTACCAACAGTTGCACTAAATTCACCAGTTGCTGGGTCATAAGATGCATTGGTTGGATTAAAGTTTATATTAGGGCCTGATTTACCAACGTTTACACTTATGGTATTATCAGTTATTGAGTTTATTGTTAATTGTCCAGCATAAGCAGGTTGACCAACTGAAGGTAATTTATGTTCAGTTCTATTACCGTCCATATCACAAGTGAATACAAATGATTCAGATTCTAAGTAAATTCTATCACCAACATATAAACCATGTTGAGAAATAGTCATTACAAATTCCCCATCAGCAGGATTGTATGTTGCTGTTGTAGGAGTAAATACACCTACTCCGTTTTTTAATATATCAATTGAAGTTGCGAATGATGAACTGATTTCATTTGATTCGTTTAAAGAAGCCGTATATGTTAATGTATATTGCTCTATATTAGATATCTTAATTGCATCGGAGTTGTTTGTCACAACCTCAACTAATCCAATAGATGGTATTTCAACATATTTTTGAGTATCCGATAATGGCAACTCATCCACAATATTAATTATACCACTAGCATTTACATTATTTCCGTTTACATAGAATAATCTATCAGGTGCATCAAATGGAACTATAAATGTAATTGTTCCGAATGTAGAACCATTATTAGTAATTCCATCATTATATCTGTATTTTGTATCAGTACTTCTATTAGTTGCTATAATAAATGGTTGTGTTTCACTTAGTATTGCATTTACATTACTTAATGAATTTATTGAGAATGTATATAAATCCCCCCTCTTTAATGTAAGGGTAGGGTCTTTTACACTATCATCAAATGAACCAGTATCCTCACCTAATATTTTACCATCAACATCATCAAACTTTTGTATTTGTGTTTTAGCTATACTAAAACTATCATCATATAATGTTACCACCTCAAAGTAAGTAGATGCATCGGATGAACCGATTATATTTAAACTACCACTAACACCATATTGTATGATATTGGATACTGTTGAGAATGATGATGATACTTTATTTATAGTTGTTGAATCTACTGATATGGATGATGATATTTGTACACCACTTCCAAACTTAATACCAGCTTCAGTATTCTTTACTAAAGTTATATCAGATGGAATTGTAGTACCAATTGTAGTTGTTACTAAGTTATCACCATATGAACTTTTAGGAATACCAACAGTTGATATTGGATTACCCTTAGAATCAGTTCCAATGGTTTGTTCAGTTTCAATTGAACTACCACTTTCAATAATTTTTATTACAGTATCGAAATTAGATGTTACTAAATTTTCAGTAACTTCTGTTGCTACATTATCGGATGTAATTTGAGCTATACCACTAACATTTAATGGGTTTTCTAAATTCCAAATATAATCCTCTGAATTACCAGCGATTGAACTTAGTACCGAATCCGTACCATATCTAATGATATCTTCAATTATGCCAAATGATTGAGAAACAATTTGTACCTCAGTATCGGTTGCAGATATTGAACCAGTTGTTGGTTCAAATGAAGTTACTCTAATATTACCAGCATCGTTTAGAATTACCTGTGGAGTTTCTAATACAATAGATTTCGCTATTGCTTTAGTAAATTCCTTAGTATATCTAATTGCTTCTAATGTTTCCTCTAATTGAGTTGTATTAGCAATTGATGGAAATTTAAAGTAGTACAATCCAGCTAACTCACTTCGTTCGTTACCACCATATAATAAATCAGTTATCACATTATCAACAATATATCCAACATCTCGTCTACACTTAACTCTATCATATGAGAAGTTAGGGTATTGAGTATCGATATATGTAGTTGTTTCATTTTGGATTAATGAACGATTTTCTTTTATCAAATTAACTGCAGCAAGTACTGATGCTGAAGGTAATATGAATGTTTCATTATTAGCCAACTTTTGAGTAATACGTTTTGCATATTTAACTGCATCTAACGTTTGTTGTAATTGACCCGTAGTTCTATTATCAACAATTGCTAATGATGGATATTGATAGTAAAACTCACCAGCTATTACACTTCGTTCGTTACCACCATAATGTATATCAGTTGCTACGGCATCTAAGATATATCCAATATCTCTTTTACATTTAGTATCACTATATTCAAATTCACTCCAAGAAGAAGAAATGTATGCAATTGCTTCCCCTCTAACGAAATCTTTGTTTTGATAGATTACATCATATGCATTATCCAACTCACTAGAAGCCTCTGAAAACACCTTACCATCTAATATATTGATTGCCAACTCACTAGCATACTTTACACCAGTTAATGTTGGGTCTTTTTCGGTTGTTGTTGCGTTTGAAGGGAATTGGTAATAGAATACTCCACTACGAATTGATTCTTCATTTCCACCAAATAATAAATCATGTGCTGATGATGAGATTATGAAACCTACATCTCTTTTACACGTTTCTTGATTGTATGGATGTTCACTCCAAGAAGAACTTAAATATGCAATAGTTTCATCTTGTATGAATGGTATATTTTCTATTAATAATGTATATGCATTCTGAACATCAACCGATGGATTTTCAACCGAACTACTTAAAACAGTAGTTGGTAATGAACCAGTTCCATTTGCTAAAATATCATATACAAGTGAAAAGGATGAACTTACTGTTTGGATAGTTTCCAATGATGAAGTTACATCAGTTTCATATATTGTAGTATCAGTAAACTTATAACCAGCCATAGTACTACTACTAACAATAGGTGATGCAGTTAATCCGTTTTGGATAATACTAATTACAGTATCAAATTTATCTACAATAGATTTACTCGTATCGTTGGATACAGCAAAAGTTGTGTATTCAGTTATACCACCTACCTTTATGGATGATGATACATTATTTGCTTGTACGTATGATGATGTAGCATTGTTACCTCTTTCAATGATATCTATTATAATATCAAAGTTAGTATCCATTAATTGTACATCAGTATTAGAAGCCGTAGCTTCATTTACATATTGTATATTACCACCTACATTATATAATGATTCAGGACCATACCCACCTTTACCACTTTTAGCAAGTAACTTAGGTACATTTGTGATACCATCTTCTACAATAGAACTTACTATTCTAAAATCTGATTTAACTCTATCAGCTACATCCGTAGTTGAATCCTCTGATACAAAATACTGAGGTACCTCAGTTAGGTCAGTTAATCGTTTTCCCTTATCTGTATTCGGAACTAAATCAGGTATTGCAGTTAATCCATTTTTAATGGTATCAACAATAATTGAATAGTTATTTTGTACATTAAAAAATGCATCTCCATTTCCACCACTACCAGTAATAAATCGAGAACCACTAGCATACATACCAAAATCACCAAACGATGTGTTTGAGTTAAGAAGTACTGCTTGTCCACCATCTATAACCTTTACTGAGTATGCTGAGAAGTTTGTGAAGAAGGATACTAATTGAATGAACCCCCTACCAACAACTTGACAACCTACACCATTGGGTGCAATCTGAGTGTATGCATCTAATACCATAGATGCTAATGGTGAATCTGGGTGTATCTTATTTCCATCTACATTTAAACCACCACCCCCAGCAGGAATATCTTCATACTTTTCTAAGAATGAATTCTCTTGATTTGAAATCATAGAACAATTCTGAACGTATGGTGATGTTGTAATAAATGCGTTAGGAGCAAATGCAACAGCGAATCCCTTTTCGGATACATCAACTGATGGGAATACTCTTAAATTTCCAAAAGTCATTTCAGATAAGTAGTTACCACTATTTACCCAAAATAAATCTTCGTTTTCGTTTTTAGCAAGAACTTTAGTTACCCTTAAACCACTTCCCCAAACAGTTGTGTTTTTTGGAAGTTCAATTGGGTTTTCTTCTAAGTAAGTACCCGTATCAATTTTAATAGCAAATCCACTAAATAAAGAACCAGTTGGTAACCCATATCTACCATCATCCCCATCAGTTGCAATCTTAGCTGCCTTCTTAATCGTTCTTAATGAGAATTGGGGAGTTCTACCATCGTTATCATCACTACCATTAGTAGATGATACATATAAGGTAGCATCACTCTCACCAAAGTCTTTTGCTAATATTCCACCAAATCGTTGAGTATCTACCGATTCATCAGCAAACGATGCGGTTGCATCTAATCTGTTTTCAGAATTTGCGAATATTAAATTACCATCAATTTCCAATGAACCAGTAATTTCTACTGAACCAGTTATACTTTGTGGTGTTGTTAATTCACTACCAATGTTTATTGATTGGGATACTATAAGTGAGCCAGATATAAAGACAGATTTATTTGCGGATACATTATCCTTAAAAATACTAATCTCTTCAATCTGCTTCTGTGGTATTAATCTAGCCATTATACTATTTCTGTAATTTTACCTTTGATTTCAAAATCAGTTCGTACCACATCAGTAGGAACTCTCGTTATACTCTCAGTAAAAGTAATTGTTATTGATGTAGCATCAAATGTTACATCGTAATTATCTATTTGCTTCACTCCATATAAATATACATCTAAGTAATCTTTAGAATCTGAAACGACTAATTCTTCGTAAACAAATCTATACCCATCCAACACTAATGTAAATAATGTTTGAGTATCACCATCTAATGGTATTGTAGTAGGTGCTGCCTCATATAAAAAAGTATCCTCTATAACTTCTAATACAAAGTTTTTAAAGGATTCCCTATCTCTACGTTTGGTAATATTACCTAAATCAATATTTGGTTTTTTTCTAGCCATTATATTACATTTTCTAAATCACCTTCAATTTTCACCGAATCACTATCTTCAAAACCCCAAGGTTGACCATAATTAGGGTCATTTGGATTTAAAATAGTTGATGGAAAGTTTGTTCTTATAAATTTTATATGAAAATCATTTCCAACTTGTTCAAATTTGAAATCGTTATGTGATATGAATCCACCCCATACAAATATATCAAATCTACTATCAGGCTTCCTAAGAGATTCCAATCTACTATCTAAAGTTTTTAATCTACAATTAGTAACCTTCCAAATCCAATACAATTCATGTGTTAGATTTACAGGTGTTAATGTAAACTCTTTAGGTTGATTAACCTCTTTCATTATGTTTTTAAGAGTCTTTATGTTCATAGTTGTTCGTATTTACCAACAACATCAACTTCATCATTAGCATCCAATTCAAAACCTAAAGTTGCATTGAATATAAATACTATTTCGTTGGTTGTACCATTAAACGAATATGTGTAAGTTGTCGATGGTTTGAATTCTGAGTTTATATATACTCTAAACCAATTCAATGTATCAAACGAACCAATTAACTCACCTGGTAATATTGGTAATCTTACATTACTTAGAGTAATAGTTCTATAATCAACAAAACCCCCACTTTGTGAGCTTCTAGTTGCAACAAAATCAATTACTGATTGATATTCGTTGTAAATATTAGGATTTGAAAATGATGTACCAGTTAAATCAGTTTCAACACCCCATACTACTTTCTTTGGAGTGAATGATTTTTTAACAGTTGGCTTATCATCAAATGTTTCAGGTAATAAGTAAGCGTTAGTCACCATTGTAAATGATGTTCTAATTACTCTCTCAGAACCTTCACCTACTTCTTGTTGATTATCAAATGAATCAATACGTGTTCTAAATTTATATCCACTATCAGTTCCCCAATATCTATCGGTTGCATATTGAAATTGTTCAATAATAGCGTTCATATGTTCGGTGAATGATGTCCATACCATCACCTCATAGGTAACAGTAACATAATCGGGTACCGATATTTCATATTGCTCCAATGCCTTAGATGCACCTACTTGTAAACTGAATCTTTCATATTTGTTTTTCTGCGAATACTTTTTGTAAGCTGGTAATGTGTTTACATCTTTAAACTGCGCCATTCCATCTTGTCTATCGATAGAATTTCTTTTAAACATTACTAAAGGTAATTGAATCTTACCCCTACTATCTCTTAGATATCCTTTTGTTCTTGCATTATTCCATCGTTCAGCGTTTCCATATAAAAGAGGTACCTTAACTTGATTACCATTTTCTTCTACATTTGGAATAATGGAGTCTACCATATATTCAGCAATAGTCGTATCAATATCAATAAGTTTCACACCTTTAGTGAACTCCTTACTAATACTCATTTGATTTGCTCTATTTGTTTCTCGTTTATTCATTAGATAACTCTCATTTCAGTTTGAATTGAACTTTTTCGTGTCATAAATGCTGAACATAATATTGAGAATTTCTCACCACTCTGCCCTCCAATTAATTGGTCCTCTTTTACGTTATCAATTTCAAAGTATGCATCATTGTGGGAAATGATATCCCCTATTTCTGGGTAGAATCCCTTATCCTTCAATGTAATACGATTAAATCTAAATTCTACACTTTGACCCGAATCAGGTCCGAATCCTTCATAAGAAGTAGTAGTATCATCCCTATCAATTACAGCAGAACATTGTGTACCCTGATAATATGTTTTATTTAGGGATTCCCCATATAGATTTGTTGATAAATCCTCAATGGCAAGTTTAAATAGGATTACAGTTGTTTCTATAACCGCATCCACTAATTCCTTTGAGATTCCTTCAAAGAATCTTATATCTCTATCTAACGCAAATCTTGGCATATTCTTATCCTACGTATATTGCTAATGGAACTTTTCTCAACATCTCTTGTTGAAAGTTAGATTCATTGTTCCTAATTTCAAATTGATTTTTTCTACTTAACTCATCCAAGTTTTCTCTAAGTTGTTCTACCAACGCATCTTTCTCAGTTGAAGCTTCTGCTCTTAGCGCTGCTCCATCTAATGAAATTTCAGAACCTGGAATTGGAACCGAACTATATTTTTCTCTAATTGCTCCTAATAATTCCTTAGTAAGTGCAAGTGTATATTTTCTAATCCATTGCTTACCTACATCATTTATAAATGAGTAAGGAATAAAATTATATCCAATATTTGAATAATCAGATACTACATCCGATTGTACGTTTGTTGAATTTTCTATAAATTCTTTTCTTACAAAGTATTCAAACCACATTTTCTCATCGTTTGCTGGTATTGGAAATATTTGTAATTTATTATTTGTGATATTAAATGAGTGTGCTGATTTTCTTATTTGGTCATTAAATTCAATTGCTTGCATTCGTAACATATCCTGATATACAGGCATCATAACAAATTGTGATGCTGGTGACATTCCACCAAATCCAAATTCATCCATCATCTGCATAGTACCCTGGCCACTTCCGGCATATGGGTCAAAGAATCTCGCTGATGCTGGTGGTGCTTCAAAGAACACCTTTACTACATCAATACGATTACCACCTTCAGATGAACTAGCGAATACATCTAAATCATAAGTTTGTTGTCCAGCTACTACATCAATAGAACCACTTTTTACATCAGTATTACCACCCACACCAGCTAAAGTACCATAAGCATCCGAAATACCAATCAATGTTGGTAAAATCGAACCTTCTACTAATTTTTGTGAATAATTGGTTCCCGTTGGTACTCCTTTAAGTACATCGAGATTATTTCTGATATTAAATTGATTTACTTGTGCAGCATATTCAGCGGTTGCCTCTTCGAAGCATGAATAAAAACTTTCATCAACTAATTCAACGTTTTGTATTGGGTATCCAAGTCTTTTAGCACACCAATTAGCTATTTTCGGTGCATCGGCTTGAAATATTGCATCAGTATCAAATGTACCAAATGGAGTTTGTCCCTCAGAAAAGGATGATGAGCCCGGATATATGTATTCTACTGCCATTTATCTATTCCTATATTGTTTAACTTATCTATAAATATAAAGAAAAAGAAGAATAGGTTTTTTAAATATGGAATCTATACATAACTCATTAATTTGTTTACGTGTTCACTATCATAGATGTCTGATAGTCAGTTAGTTACATTATACTAACCTACTCTAATAATTGATGTGAGGATAGTATTACTCTATATTTTAATGTTGGGAATGGTTTTGCGTTCTTTGGATGAAAATGATTACATCTGCAACTTCAACATCAACACCTCTTGGTTGTAAATTAAATTCGTTTCCATTTGCCACAAAATCTGCATCTGCATAATATTGGAATATTTCATGGAACTTGTGCCATGAGGTATCTTTCTTTGCGAAGTGTAAATCTCTACTAGCTCTTGAATATGGAGTTCCGACTGTATTATTCATAGATAATCTTATATCATCGCCATCAGATGGGTTTCGAGTTGCTCTCATACTGAAATCAATAGTGATAGAATATACATCTCCTTCATTTTCCGTTTGTATTCTTTGTGTAATTGGATTGAAAAATGGAACGGATGAGTGCATATGGGTTTCAATAGATGATGATGAATTGCAAGGAATTTTAACATCAACACCATCGTTGATATCAAACGCAGATGAAGTTGTATAAGTTGTATCATTATATCTTGCCCAACCCAATCCACTATAACCCAATCCTTTTGGTATTGTTACGGATTGAGTAGTTTCATCTCCTTTGGTAAATTGTATTACCGAACCTGATATTGAACTACTTTGGAATAAAGAAGATGAATATTCAGTTCCGTTTGATTTAACTCCGTTTGTTATATCAATAGAACCAGTAATTAAAGTATCTCCGTTAATTTCAACTGTTCCACTTAGTGTAGTATTACCATCCAATGTATTGTTTCCAATCTGAGTAGTTGAACCACTTACTAATAATGAGCCAGTTATAGTTGTTGATGAGTTACTGAATGTAGTTGTACCTTCAATTGTAGTATTACCTACAATATCCACACTTCCACTTAGTGTAGTATTACCATCCAATGTATTGTTTCCAATCTGAGTAGTTGAACCACTTACTAATAATGAGCCAGTTATAGTTGTTGATGAGTTACTGAATGTAGTTGTACCTTCAATTGTAGTATTACCTACAATATCCACACTTCCACTTAGTGTAGTATTACCTGCCAATGTATTGTTTCCAATCTGAGTAGTTGAACCCGTTACCGAAAAGGAACCAGTTACAATTGTATTTCCAGTTCTAAATGCCGAACCTATATGATTAAAACTACCACTTAGATATTCAAATGAACCGGTGGGTGCAATAAATGATGCATTGGGTTGCACTAATGACATACCCCCTACTGATATTTCCAAGTTTCCATTTTTGTTTGAAATAAGGGCGGATGGGTCACCAGGTGTATCAGATTCAATTGATATAGAACCCGATTGTAAGAATATTTCCGAAAAAGGTCTATCTACAGTTCCTAATGTAGCTCCTTTTGCTATTAAGGGTACAATGTTTCCACCTAATTCAGTTATGCCACTTATATGTACTGAACCTGTGAATTCATGCCTATCATCCGATGTGTTACCGAAAATGGTTGAACCACTATCGTACAATGTTGATGATGATATTATAGTTTCAGTACCATATACAGTTAAATCACCATTTATAGTTACATCTGCAAATTCTGCAGTTAATCCAGCGGTTGTTATAGAACCTAATGTTGTTCTTTTAGATACACCATCGGATGCTAATGCAATTAAATCACTAATTTTAGGATTTACTTCTATGGTTAGTTCTGATATTCTTTTATTTCCCATTATACTTCTTGTAATATTCCATATTCGTTGATACCCTCTTGTAGGATTATGTAATTATATGGTCCTTCTTGTAATATAAATCTATTATTATTAAATCTATTATTATTACCCAATTTTCTGATTAGCTCAACATCGTATTGTTCTTCGTTTTGGTAAATATACATATTGTATTGTGTGGCTATCTCATTGATATCCCCATCATCTTTGTGTAGTTCATAATATTGCTGCCAACTTAGTACCATATTGTATAAATATAATTGAATTTAAAAATTAAAAAAAAAGCATAAAAAAAGAGGGATAGTTTCCTACCCCTCCAATTTTATTGAATTAATTAACGATTATACGTTAGCTAAATCTTTAACAAAGATACGACCGTAATATTCTGGTCTTACCATTTTCTTAGCGTATCTCGTCATAACCCCACGTCTTGGTGTGAAGTTAGTTGGGTCATACACTAATGGAGTCATAATTAATGGAACGTAAGGTGCATAAACTGCTCCAGTTTCCAAGAAGTTAGAACCTCTGAATCCTAATAACATTTCGTTAGAAGTCATATAAGGATTTTTGTACACAGTGTATCTATTAGCGATTGCACCAACAGTTGTAACACCAGCTGCGAAAGATGTAGCATCTTTATCAGCAGATACAGTAAATCCAGGGATAGATTCTAAAATTGTACATACATCAGGAGAAGCAACAACGAAGTTAGCTCCACCTCTTAATGTCAATTGGTGAATCTTATTAGATACTTTGTTTAATTTAGTACCTAAAGTTTGGAACCAAGTGTTCTTTTGGTATGCAACACCTGCAGTAGCACCAGACCATACACCAGTTGAAGAGTTGTACTCTTCACCGATAGTAGCCGACCAGTACTCAGTTGTTAAAGCGTTAGATTTTAACATATCTAAGATTTCTAAATCAATCTCTAAAGAGATATAATCAGATAACATAGCAGTTAATTCAGCTTCAGCATCAATTGAATGATAAGCGTTTAAATCTTGCGCCAATTCTGGAGTCCATACAGCTTTTAGTTTTCTAGTCTTAGCAACAATTGCTTCAGATTTCAATTCTAAATCTACTTCAGGAATATCAATAGATGTTCCAATAACACCAGCAGCGTTAGCTACTTGTCCGTTATTTTTACCATCTTCAAAATCACCTCTAGCATAATCAGTAGGAACTACTGAGTAAGTTAATTCAACGTTACCAGCTTTACCAGTTTCTAAACCAACAGAAGCAGATACCATTAATACTAAATCATCACCAGATACCTTATGGAATTGGTTTAAGTTAGTTACAATCTCAGCGTTAGCGATATTGAACGAACGTACACCATCTACATCAGCAGTTGTAGGTTTAGCGAAAGTTGCTTTTACAACCTCACCAGCTTCAACAGAAGCAGATAATGCAGAATCAAATCCTACATCAGCCCAAGATGCCGAAGCAAATGTTACTGAAGCAACAGCAGTAGATGCAGTTACATCATTTGCAGTATATCCGAATCTTCCTTCTCCGTATAATCCATTGGTTGCAGAATCAGTTGAACCAGCATCAGCACCAGAACCACCGAAAAGTGATTGACCAGAGAATGCAGGGTTACCACCTTGTGCAGTACCATATTTAAAATCTAGATAGAATACAAGACCAGAAGGTAAGTTCATAGGTTGTACACTAACGAATTCTTTAGAAGCAATCTCGCCAAAGATTCTTCTTACTAAAGGAAGTGCTACACCACTCCACTCTTCCGAGCTAGCTGCAGTTCCAGTTTGAGTTGCCTCATCAAGCAATTGTTTTGCTTGGTTTTCAAGCATAACCGCCATCGCGCCTTGCTCTTTTGTGTTTAAGCCTTCTAAAAGTCCAGTTGCATCCCATTTACTTTTCAATTGTCTTGTTTCAGACAACATCACTTGTTGTGGGTTCTTTCCTTCCATTAACTTAGATAAATCAAAATTTGCCATTTTATTTTCTTTTTTTAATGTTTGTTGTTAATAATTACTTAATGTTAGCAAGTTCTTTGAACCTGTTAGCCATATTGTTTGTGTTCTCCGAAATGATATCTTTCTTAGGAGCTGTTGAAGCAACTGGTTTAGATGCAGCAGATTCTGCTACAACTCTTTTAGTTTTCTTCTCAGTACCTGTGAAATTCATCGATTCAGCTAACGTTGCGTAAACCAATTTTACTTCTCTAACAGAACTAGTTCTGTCTAAGTTTTCTACAACTTTAGTTTTTTGTTCGTTAGTTAGGTTATAACCTCTGAACAATCTATTAGCGTATAATAACTTTGCATTTAATAAGTTTACTTCGTTGATAGTAGATTGAAGTGATTTAACAGTTTTTAAAGCTTCATCTAAATCTGCTTCTAATTCAGCAGTTTTATCTTCTTCTTCTTCCTGCAATTCCTCAACTTCTTCATCATCTCCGTATCCCATTTCTCTTAAAATTTCTTCTAAGTCGATTTCATCATCCATATCTTCTTCTTCTGAAGCTTCCTCATCGTGCATTTCTGCTACTTCTGATTCATCTTCTTCTTCTTCTGATACTTCAGCTTCTTCTTCTTCAGCTTCCATTTCATCTTCCACAGATTCTTCTTCTTCAGTTTCTTCGATTTCCTCTTCTTCAGATTCTTCGATTTCTTCTTCTCCTTCTAATCCTGCTTCCAATTCTCTAATGATAGATTCCAAATCTAACTCATCTTCCTCTACTTCTTCTTCAGATTCTTCAATCTCATCTTCCGATTCGATTTCTTCTTCTTCAGAGATAGTAGCATCATCTGCGTTAGTTGGGTCCTCAATAGAACCTTCACCTTCTTCAATTGAATCTTCATCAGATTCAACTTCTTCAGCTTCTGTTGTTACCTCAACTGTTTCTTCAACAGCTACCTCATCTTCAACTTCTTCCTCATTTGAGTGGTCTCCCTCTTCCATAGTTTCTTCATCTTCACCTTCCATTTCAGCAGTTAGCTTCTTTGATAGGATAGATTGTAAACGTGGAGTGAAAGCTTCCTCTAATGCGATTTTAGCGTTAGCGATAGCGGTTTCTCTTACAGCTTTGGCATCAGCAATTGCTTCTTTTAACAATCTTGAATTTGCCATTTACTTTACCTTTTTTTAATAAATTTCTGAAGTTATTTGGGAACCCCAATGTAGAATAGTTGTAAATTGGTCGTTCGGTCACTAAACATTAAAAGTTAGTATTCATGAACCAATAAACCCATAAAGATGGGTTATTAACAATGATAAATATAACGAAGTTAAGAAAACACTAAAAAATATATAGTATTTTCTTTAGTTTTTTTATAAAGCACAAAAAAAGATGGATAAACCATCTTTTCTTTTATGTTTTAAATTTAAGAAGTATTATCCTATCTTATTTAAAGAATGTGTATTGGTAGCAATCCAATCACCATCTTTAACACCAGCCATTTTAGCTGCTTTCTTAATAGCTTCAACAGTATTTCGTGCTTTCACTTTATATTTATTCTTTTTAGATAATTTAACACCATTAAGATTCATATCAGCAAAAGTCATTTCCCATACACCAAAACCTTCGTTGATGATTGATTCTTTAACTTCTTCCTTTTCTTCTTCACTATCATCAGTAACATCTTTACCATCTTTACCATCTTTCTTAGCTAACATTTTTTCAAATGCTGCTTTTTGAGCTGGTGATTGAGCTTCATCCAATTCAGAGATAGATATTTCTCTCATTATCTCTCTTACGATTTTTCTAAGTTGTTCTTTCATAGTATTAATCTTCTTTGATTACTGATTGTATTTTTGCTGCTAAATCTTTATAACCATTCATTTTCAAATCAAAAGCAATTGCATCAATTGCATCAGCTCCACTCCAAGACGATTCGCTTGATGAGTGTTGACCTAATTCAGATGCTTTATCATTTTCAGGTGTTGTATAAACATCACCGGCTTCTCTATCTTTTCTAATTTTATCAATCTTAGTATCGTAATCCTCATCACTCATAGATGGGTAATCAGGCTTTTCAGCTAATTTCTCATCACCAGTAATAACTGCCAATAGTTGTCTTGCTTCAGTTGAGAAGTTTGAATCAGTAAGTGCTTCATATGCTGCACCTACCATAGCTTTCTGATATTCTTCCTTACCTAACTTAGCAGGAGTGATACCTAATTTCTTAGCTTGATTTCTAACTGATTTATTTACCTCAGTATTTCCAGCTCTTTGTTGAGTTGAATCTTTAGTAGGTGTATCTTTCTTAGGTTCTTCTTTTTTAGTTGCAGATGGTTTAGATTGTAATTGAGATTTTAAAGCTTTAATTCTTTTTTTAAGTTTAACTTTATTAATACCATTATCTTTAAAACGGTCTCGCATATCCTCATCATCATTATACTTATCTACTATATCATCAAGAGTTGAATCAGTAACATCACCATATCCTTTAGCTTTAAATACATTTTGTAAATCATCAATAGTTAATTTATCATCATATATCGTACTAATACTTGCTGCGTCTTTAGTGAAGTAATCTTCATCGGCTGATGAGTATTTGGATAAATCAGGCTTACCCTCCGGCTTTGCTACTACATCTGGCTTCTTATCATCATCACCATAAATAAATTTAGAAAGCTTCCCTTGTGTTTTTTTAGGTTCATCTTCATCATCAGCGGCCTTTCCACCGTTATTGTCAATATCTTTTTTTATTCTAGCAATGTTATCATCTTCTTTTGAAGATTTATTAAAGATATTCACTTTAGGAGTATCTTTATCCGCAGAAGAATCACCTCCCTTCGCTGCTTTTTTCTTATCATGAGTTCCAGATTTTACAGCTGCATCTCTAGCATCTTTAGTATCGAATACAGATACTTTACCACTATCTTTGTTTACTGCTGTAAATGATTCTTCCTTCATTAAATCAGCTGATTTTAATTTAGCTTGATGTGCTTTTGTAACACTATCTAAAGTAGGTAGTGCATCACCAAATTTTCTTTTATCAAATCCTGGTGTTGATTCGTTTAGTAAGTCTGTTAACTTTATCATAGTAGTAATTTATTATTTTTTTCCTAATCTTCTATTAGCTTCTTCAATATCTAAATCAGCCATTTCGTAATATCTATTTAAAATGTTACCCATATCTTCATATAGAGCACCTAACCTCTCATCCATTTGTCTTGCTTCTGAAGCAATCTTTTCGAATGATTTATCCATCTTCTCCAATTCACTTAGGTTACGTTTAATCGTTACCTTATCGAACCAATCATCAGATTCTCCTAATAGCAATGCCTTAGAAGCTTCTACGATTCCACCTAAAGTTTCTGCTACCTCTACGATATCAGATTTTCTTTTCATTTGTTCATCAAAACTTTTGTAAGTTGAGATAACTTCTAAAAAGTGTTTTTTAACTTCATTTGATAAAGGTCTGTTAGCTTCAAGTGATTCAGATAAACTGAATTTACCATCAACAACCTTTACAGAGTTAATATTAGTTTTACGGATATCATTGTATCCTTTACTTACGCTTGTACCTTGTTTAGAATCTTGCTTAAATTCTATTTTGGTTTCAGAAACGTATTTGTATATGTCAAATCCTTTTTTCATTATGATAATTCCGTTATTATTTCTCTCATTAAATTTTCTGCTTTACAAAAATCACCACAAACATCAGTACCAATACTTTTTACTACTGATTCATTCATAGGTGTCATAAATGCACCATGTGTAGATGGGTTAGAAACAAAATCCCAACCAATTAGTTCGAAATCAGGCTCTACCTTTACTTTACCTTCTCCAATATTAGTAACTGAACCCATACCTCTTGATGAGATACCTAATAGGATACCAGCTCTTAGTAATTCTTTTAAGATGTTACCAGATGGAGTTGGTAGTATTTCAACTGTACCTACTACATCATCACCTTCCCAGTGAATCTCTCTTATATTATGAGAAACATTCTTTAGGTTAATTACAGAAGAATCAGGATGGTCTAATTCACCCAATGCTCTTCTTTCCTTAATAAGAGTTTGGTAATTGTTTACCTCTCTCTCTAATATATTTCTTGGGTACACTCTTCCATTTTGGTTTTCTGCACCAGAACGTTGAAGAACTCCCTTAACTAATGTTCTACCAGAAGCATCTTCATTAACGCTACCTTTAAACAAATTAGTTTCTATAATTAAATTTTTCATTTCGTTCGTTTATTTTTTATTGTAAGTTTCCACTAAAGTATTAAACTCAGCTTTTACACCTTCAGTTAATACATCGTTAATACCTTCATTAACCAACATCTCAACTACATCACCTACCTCAAGCTCTTTTACCATTATAGTTTCCATAACAGGTCTTTCCATAAATGTAATTACCTCAAATGCCAAATCAGTTGATAATACTTCGTTAAATTTCTTTTTGTGAAGTTTGATTGTAAGTTTTTGATTTGGATTACCATCTTTACCAGCTAATGCAGATACAAAGTTTAATCTACCTCTTAGGTTTGCTTTCTTAATACTTCTGAATAACTTACCTCCATCCAATTCATGTTTGTTAATAAATTCTTCAACAGCCGAACCTCTTGTCCCAGTTAGTGCAGCAATACCCATTGCTTCTTTACTAGCTGCTTCGTTTACTGATTCATCTACTTTGTATTTATAGATTACATCATTTCTATTTTTCAATGAAGTTTTACTATTTTGTAAATCATAATTTGCGTTAGCAGTAGTTGCTTTTGCAAACTTACCATTCTTTAAGTAG